AGACTATGAAGAGTATGTGGGATTACAGTGCTGAGCCACTTATTGAGAAGTTCATTGAGAAGATGAATACTCTTGGGGAGTTCAAACACTTGACCACAATTTCTAAGGACAGAACCGAAACTATCTTGAATGCGTTAGAGTATGGCAAAGATAAGTAATAATTCTTCTGGGGCTAACTGGTCTGGTGAAAGAACTGTGCTACCATATCAGTCGTGTGGCTACTGTGGAACAGGACACCATGCTGACTGCCGAGGAGAACTTGGCTACTATGATAGACTCTGGGTGTGTGGTTGCGAATGCAACGCAGACTGGGTTCCAATAGCAGTCATTGTAAATAACGAAACTAAGGAAGATAATGAAAAACGTTTGGAGAAAGCTCTTCAAGAAAAACAGAGCACTTACAAATCAACACGGACCAGCGAAGAAAGTCTCGGTAATCAAGGACTCGATTCAGAGGGACGACAAGGGTCGTTGGATTCTTGACAAGACAGAGGATGCAGTAGAAACCTTTATTGCTAAGTTAACTGAAGAACTATCTGAAGAATTAATAGAAGTTAAGATAACAGGTAAGAAGTGCAAGTGTCAGAAGAAAAACTGCAAGTGCGAACTAGGCCCAACATCAATTACTGCAAAAGTAGCAGTCAAGAAGCCAGTAGCCAAGAAACCAGCATCCGAAACCAAGGCAGTCTCAAAGGCAAAGGTGGCAAAACCTGCTACTGCAAAGCCAACCCCAAAAAAACCAAAGTCAAAGTAACTGTAGGTTCAAAACTCGTAGGCAGGTCCCCATCTACTATCCACAACTGGATTAGTTGGGGACTTGTTCCACGAATTGAGGGGGAGCATCAGTATGTCTATTACGAGGATTTATTAGAAGTTCGTGATAAACTATGGGAGAACAAGGGAAAGTTTAGTTCTAAGAACTACTTGACCCAACCCAGAGATAGTCAAGGAAACTTCGTATGCAAGAAAACAACGACGGAACACTCAAGATAGCAATAGCCGCAAAACAAATCGGCGTGTCTACAAAGACAATTTACAACTGGATAGAGCACGGATATTTAGAAACCGTTTGCTCAGGATATGTCCGGCTCTCAGATGTGATTAGAGCACAAGAACGGTCAGAAAAAGCCAAGTCAGAATCGGCTCGTTCTACCATAAAAACCATCTTCAGAGATAGAGACGGACGCTTCAGCATCTTCAAAACAAAGTAATGAAACGGTGTTATAGTTTGATTGTTGTTTATGAGAGGCGAAAAAGGCTGGCGTCAGCCTCACCTCACGCAAAAATTCGTCCGAGAATTTAGCGGCTCGCACTTTACTAAACAACTTGTACAATAACTCCGAGACGGATAACTTTACTGGCGTCTGGTAAACTTGTAACGAAGGCGACTCCGTTACAGACCTCTCCCCAGCTAACGGAGTCGTCTTCTTTACATTAAGGATTAATGCAATGTCAGTCGAGCTTTTTGATAATCACGATAACGACCGCGCCGAATACGTTATTGATGAACCGTTAGACCTCAGGCCTGACCTTTCACTTATCGGACTAGAAGAAGTTGACAAAGGTGTATGTGCTGATACATTTGAGAACCGACAGATATTACGGCGAGCGCAACTAAACTGGGACCCTGTCTATTCAACCAACGGTATCCCTACTGGACTAATACGGGCCCGCTCTAAACAAAGTACTATCGAGCGTCGTATCATGTCTCTTGCGGAAAAGAAACCGATTATGGTTGACCCTAGTAACCGCAACTCAGATTACCTAACCGGCCTGGACTTGATAGCGGAAGAGAAAACGGATTACCTGGTACCCCCATGGGTGATTCACGCTTCCCGACTTTGGATTAAGGAACAGAACGAAGGCGGCCCGCGTAGTGAAAAACGTCAACCGCTCGCCCTCCCTCATCGTTGTCGCCAAATCAAAGATGACAATATCCGTTGTATGCTATGGTCCAGCGGACGTCCTAAAGATGACGGCCTGTGCAGAATCCACTTAAGAAGTACCAAACATAAAACATCGGATGACATTGAGCGTGCTCGTACAAAGTTGATGCAAGCTGCACCTTACGCCGTAGATGTTCTAGAAGAGCTAATGGAAAGTGCAGAGTCTGAACCGGTGAAGTTGAAAGCCGCCACTGAGATTCTTGACCGTGCCGGAGTTCGAGGTGGTATTGAAGTAGATACCTCGGTCAACATTGACGTAAGACCAGCGGCCAGCATCATTGCTGAGCGACTACAACGTCTAACCACTACAGCAATGGAAGCATCTGCTAGGCTTGCACCAGAACAAGAACCAATTGATGGCGAAGTTGTAGAAGATGACGGCCAGGAAGAGAAACAAACAAATGACTAATCCAAAGTTGGAAGACATAATCCAGGCCGCTGAGCTGCACTACCAGAATTCACTAAGCGATATCGAGAATGCATCTACCCGCATCGAACATCTTCGCCTTAGTGCTCTTGCTGAAGAAGCGAAACTCATCCGGGACATGCTGAGCAACTTTGCATTAGGGCTTGTTTACACGCACACAGCTGCAGTTACTTCATTCGGCCCGACTCACGAAAACTAGATAACGGCTCGTATCCAGGGAGACTTTGCATTAATGTTTAAAAGAAGACAGCCGCCAGGAAAACCGGCCCGCACTAAGCGGGAACAATTTATCGCAACGGTAAAGAATTACAACGGATACCAGGCAAACGCCGGCCTGCGTAATCAGTTTGGTGCGATAGTTGGATATGACGGACTTCCCTGGGCCGGAGCATTCATTGATGTAGCGGCCCGTGACGCTAATGTAAAGTTACCAGCTTGCGTGCAAACGGCAAGCGCACTTGCTGAATTTATCCGGGATGGTCAACTTCGCACTAAGCCGTTGCCTGGAGATATAGTCTTCTTCGCAGCCGCTGAGGAATTCGCGGCAAGCGCTTTTGAGATGCCACATGTTGGTGTGGTAGTAGACGTTCGTGAGTTTCACATAACGGGCAAGTTCCTGAGCATCGAAGGTAATACCCGCGGTGGTAATCCAAAGTTTGCATCGACTCAGATGGACGGGGTCTATCAACGGATTCGTCATTCGACTGAAGTACTTGCATTTGCCAGGCCCCTGGAATTTGAAGGAGCGGCTCGCTTCCAACTTTTCACTAAGGTTATTCAAAAGCTCAGAGCTGCTGAAGTCCTGGACGCAGCCTCTGTCAACTTTGCATCAACGGACTTACCATCAATAAACCAGGCAGCCTTACGGGCAGGCAACCGCAACCGCCAAGTAGAAACGGTTCAGTTAGCACTAAGCCTGGTGACGGACATCAAAGATGCGGCCCGCGGTGTATGGGATTCATCAACGGAGTCTGCCTACCAGAGATGGCAGCGGTCTATAGGATTTGTCGGCAAGGATGCAAGCGGCATGCCTGATAGGTCTAGCCTTCAACGGCTCGGACGTGAGACGGGCTTGTTCACAGTCCAGGACTAACCGGATGCGAACTGTATCCTAACTTTGCACTAACGGCGAGCTCAGCTGCCGGATACCTCAAGCTCCAACTTTGCACTAAGCAACGGCTTGCTTCCAGCCGCCTGGAAAAATCACCGGCCTGCCCAACACACCATTTTCAGCAACGGATAAGATACAAACATGCAACATATAGAAATTCACGTTATTGAATCCGACCGCGACATTGACGCTGCTGTAGAGTGCGGCCTGCTTGACGGACCGTTCGCCATTGACCCCTGCGAGCATTGCGATGATGAAGTCGGAGTCCTTGGTAACTTCCACCCGTTCGTCATTGTGCTCAACGGAGATGACCAATGGATTTTGTGCTACGACTGCTCGTTGCCTTTGTTTGACCCAAACCCGTCAGACGACTATCTAGATGATGACGAAGATGAGTCCGACGAAGATGACGGGTTCTTGCTTTACTAATCCGAAGTTAAGAAGTGACGGCTGACTAGCCATCAACAACTTTCCACTAACTCCTTAATACAAAGTGTATCACACAGGTTGCCAAAAAGCAACAACATTTAGAAATCCTTGTGAAAAAATGAATACAGGATTTTTGCGACACGCTTGACAAGTTCCGAGAACCTGTGCTAAGTTCTCTGGTATGAAACGAATTAAGACACCAAAGCCAACTCCAATAGAGGTTGGCGACTTTGAGTTAACTTCTATGGAGTTTAACGATTTCCCTACTCGCTATACCCAACGCAAATACTCTGTGCTAAACGAGGAACACTCGCTAGGTATCATTGAGGGCATAGAGGTTTGGATTGGTATTGAGTATCTGTGGAACGAGTGTCCAGACCCGAAAGACCCAACTCACGCTAAGCATTTCAGGGACTATACCAAAGAGGAACTATCTAGGTATAAAGAGTGGGACAGTAGCGTTGGTGAGACTTATTACAGATACAAGAAAAACCTACACGAAAAGCAGAGGTGGGGATTTATACGCATAACCTTAGCTTCGTTCGCAAATGGAATACAGATTGGCGACATTTTGATAGTAGAGAAGTTCGCAGAAACAGGCTACGCACCTAGTCTTAATACCTACGACATTGGCGACCCTATCTACCTAGACCAGACAGGAACTATTCGCAACTGGATAGAGAACAATCAGCAGGCTATTAAGGACTTCGCAGAGGAAAGACGAATACTCGCCTACGAGTTGATAAACGACACGCTAAAAAAACTTAATCACTAAACTTGACAAATGAAAAGTTTAATGCTTTAATGACTAAGTAATAACAAAACATCAAACGAACGGAAAACGAAATGACAACAACAGCAATAACAGAGAACAGCGTTATTGGTAAGGCTCTCTACTTAGAGTTAGTTCCTACTGATACCTCTGCTGATAGCAGGATTACCCAAATCCTTATCACGCCAGAAGCATACGACCACACAGGCAACTTTGTTGGTATGGCTCTACACTCACGCACTATCTCACCTAGTTCGCCACGAAAGCAGTGGCGTATCAACTTCTCTGATGTAAATAACAAAGAGGTCTTTGACAGCAGAGTTCTTACAGGAGTAGGTATGAGTTCGCCACTAGCACAGGAACTCGCTGTGAAAATGGTTGCTCGCTTTGAAGCTTCACTCGCAAAGCAGGTATCATACAAGTTCGTAGTTCGCAACAGACCAATCGTAGTTGAGGTTTCAGCAATAGACCTTAACGAGATTAGTAAATACACAACACCACAGGCTCTAATGCGTAGATTACAAAAAGCCAGAGTTGCTTGTGCTTTCCCCGAAAAACTAGTATAATCAAAATAGTCAAACTAACAGAACGGAAAATCTAAAATGACTACATCACCTATCACCGAACAAATAGACACTCTCTACCCAGACCTATCAAGTCTTATCTATGGAGTTGCTATTCAGAACCTAGACCCAAGTGGAGTTCCTGCTGGTCTAGTATCATTAATGCCAGCAGAAGCAAGGGCAACTTTGCGAGCAAAAGGCGACAACAAATCAACCCCGAAAGAGAAACCACCTGTGAGTGTAGATAGCCTAGTTGGTGAAACTAAATACCCACGACCAAATGGTCAGGATTACTATTCTCGCACTTGGGGAACTCACTCTGACATTGAGGTTCTGCGTAAAGCCAGAACTCTAAGTCAGTTTATCCTGCTCTATGGAAGTCCAGGAACTGGTAAGACAGCACTCGTTGAGGGTGCGTTCCCAGACGAGTTGGAAACTATCATTGGAACAGGCGATACAGAAGTCGCTGACTTCGTTGGTGGCTATGTCCAAACTCCGTCAGGTGGCTTTGAGTGGATTGACGGACCTTTGGTTAGAGCAGTTGAGCAGGGTAAGGTTCTGCTGATTGACGAGATTGGTCTGATTGACCCAAAGGTGCTTTCACTTGTCTATGGTCTAATGGACGGACGAGATGAAATCACAATCACACAGAACCCAGAACGAGGAACTGTTAAAGCCAAGTCAGGTTTCTATGTCGTTGGTGCGACCAACCCTAACGCTGTTGGAGTTCGTCTATCTGAAGCTTTGCTTTCACGCTTTTCTATTCAGGCTGAAATGACTACTGATTGGTCTTTGGCTAAGAAGTTGGGCGTTCCTGTTCCAGCAGTTACAGCAAGCCAGAACCTATCCAAGAAACAGCAATCAGGGGAAATCAGTTGGTCGCCTCAAATGCGAGAACTCCTAGCGTTCCGAGATGTAGCCAGCACCTTTGGAACTGCTTGGGCAGTTTCCAACCTAATCGCTTGCTCGCCTGAAAACGACAGGTCAGTTGTCGCTGATGTCTTTACCAGAGTGTTTGGTGAGGAAGTCAGGTCAGCCAAGATTTAGCAGTTCCGTTCCTGCTAAAAGGGAGTGTCAAGAAAGTTGCGAAATGGACTTGACACTCCCAACCAAAACTGCTAAACTCGCAGTAGAACGAAACAACAAACAAAGGAAAACAAATGGGACATTTATCAAGACTAGCAACACGCACTAGTGAAACTCCGAAAGCGTGGCTATCAACTTGTGCGACTATTGGACAAATCGCTAACGAGTGGGCAGGGCGTTCTGACCTCGTTGTGTATGGTGGCAAAGACGCAGGTATGGGTGAAGCGATTGCTTGCTTTATTCCTGACACAGCAGAGATTGAGGTAAGCCTACCTAACGCTTTTGGTGAAGTTACCACGCCTGAAATGGTTGGCGATTTGAAGCTAAGAAAAAACCAATACGAGTTTCCAGAAGCCATTGGTGTTATCTATCACGAAGCACTACACGCTAGATACTCTGGTTGGGAACACTCACGCTTTGACGAACTGTTTAAGGCTAAGGAACTAACTAAGCGTGAATACGACAACTTCTATCTGTTAGAGGAAAGTCGCATTGAAGCGTTGGGTGCGAGCCTTATGCCTAAGAACAGATTGTTCTTGCGTTCGTCTGCTCTCAAACTTTCACTTGGCGACATCAACGAAAAGATTGGTGAGATGTCTGCTGTCGCAGTTGCGAGCCAACTAGCAGGGCTGGCACTTGCGAGAGTTACAGGTGGCGTATTAGAACCTGATGATGTCTATCTGATTGAGGACAAGGTTTCAGAAGTTCTTGGCTACGACTTGCTAGACAAACTTCGTGAGATTTGGACAGAGTTCCAAACTCTATCTCACCACAACCCAGCACACTTCGTTCGTGGAGTGGAACTTGCTAAACTCTGGACACAACTTGTCAAGGACAAAGCAGTAGAGCAGGGTCAAGAGCCAGAGCAGGGCGAGGGCGAGGGCGAGGGCGAGGGTTCTGGTGCTGGCTCTGAAATGTCTGACGAGATGAAAGAGATGATTGGCAAGATTATCTCTGACCTGATTGAAGCTGTTGAGAACTCTGCTGACGATACTGCTCTGGCTACTAATGACGATTTGGCTGACCAGCAAGACCAAGAGGAAAGTAAGGAACAGGCTTCAGAAAAGAGTAAGAAGTCAGAACAGCAGAACAAGGACAAAGAGATTGCTAATAAGATTTTCTCTCGTTCGTCTGGTGGTGGCGAAACAGGTAGTTCCTCTACGCTGATTGAAACTCGTCAGCCTACCAGCGAGGAACGCATAGCAAGCGTTCGTGTATCACAGATGTTGGAACGAGCAAAGTATCGTGAGAGAGATGTCGTTACCAAGACAGGTGTAGTTCCTGCTGGCAGACTTCGCACTAGAACTTTGGTTCAGGGCAAAGCGTTAGAGAGCAAGGGTATCAAGACCCAAGTTGAAGCGTGGGAACACAAGACACGCAAATACACAGACGAGCCAACTCTGTCTGTTGGTGTAATGGTAGATGTATCTGGCTCTATGGGGAACGCTATGAACCCTCTCGCAACGACAGCGTGGGTTCTCGCTGAAGCAGGTCGCAGGGTTCAGGCGAAAACTGCTATGGTCTATTATGGCTCTGGCGTATTCCCAACTCTCAAAGTCGGTCAGCGACTTCCAGAGGTCAAGGTCTATACAGCACCAGACGGAACTGAAAAGTTTGGTGAGGGCTGGTCTGCTCTAAATGGCTCGCTTGATTTACTTTATGGGCGTGGTGCGAGATTGCTCGTAATCGTTTCTGACGGACATTACACAGGTGGCGAAAGCAAGAGAGCAAAAGAAGTTATGAAAGAGTGCCAGCGTAACGGCGTGGCTGTGATGTGGATTTCACCTGACAAGATTGGGAGTAATGGTGCTTACGACATTGTTGCCGAGAACTCCGAAGCAGTTTTGATTGACGGAACTGCTGGCAAGGACATAGCAACGCTGATTGGTTCGGCGTGTGCGAAAGCATTGGAACAGGTCGGCAAGCGTAATGCCTAACTAGTTCCACAAGAAGTCCGTCAGGGATTGAGCAACGCTGTTTTTGTTGTCCCCTTTCACAGCAGGTTCTCCCTGACGGATTAGAAACCCTCTGATAGTTTATTCCCATTTCCTATCAGGGGGTTTCGTCTATCTGGCGAGCTTCAAATGTAGATGAGTTCCAGTAGATGCTGATGAGTGTGCGAACTTTACACTAACTAATACAAAGTTGTCAAGCCGAAGATTTTTACTTTCTCTGTTGTATTCATTTTTTCACTAAACACACTCGTAGATGAGTTTGACTTTTGATTAGTCTTAGTGTAAAGTGAGGGTATGATAATAGATACAGAAGCGTTTCCATACACGAACGAATACGACATCAACCTCTACTACGACAAAGAGAGAAGTAGGTTGCTCGTTATCGCCTACGAACTTGATTGGGAAGAGGACAAAGACAATAAGGGCGAATACATACATTGTCTTAACAACTACGACAATCCAATAGAACTCTGCGAGATAGACGACGCCACACTCAAAGCGTGGGACTTCTATGTATCTGACCATTGGACAACTCGCACACACTTTGAAGTGGAGTTCGCACACCTGCCTATGTTGCTACACATTATGAAACCACACCTAGAAAGTTTGCCAGCATACGAGGCGTTTCTGCCTTGACAAATAATCAAACTTGCTGTAAGGTGAAACTAACACAAAGAGAAAAGGACAATACAAATGCCAAACTGGGTCTATAACAGATTGAGTGTTGAGGGTAACCAACACGAACTACAAGAGTTCGTTGATAAGGCTAGAAAGCAAAATGAAACACGCTGGCTATCTGAACAATGGATTAGGAACGAGGACGGAACTAATACTTCCGTTGAGGACAAAGACCGAAAGATTGAGGTTGAGTTATCGCCAGAGTGCGACTTATCATTTTGGAACTTCGTAGCACCACCAGAGGAAATCTGGTCTGAATACTTTGGAACTACTGGTTTCGTTGAGGGCGTGGGCTTTACTGGCGAGAAGTCAGATAACAACATAGACGGCTCTAATGGCTGGTATGGCTGGAACTTAGAGAACTGGGGAACTAAGTGGAACGCCAGAGATGTTGATTTAACGCAAGACGAAAATGAAGCTGTCTATACTTTCTCTACGGCTTGGTCTATCCCCGAACCTGTCTTTCGTGCTATGGCAGAACAACACCCGACCTTGACTTTCACTATGGGTTGCGAGGAAGAACAGGGTTGGGGTGCTGAATACTCAGCAAGGGACGGCTCGTTGTATCTTGATAAAGAGTGGGACATACCACAGAGCCACGCTGACTATGTTGCTAAGGACGACGAGGACGGCTGTGTCTGTGCTAGGGACGACGACCAAGATGATTGGTATTCCGATTGTCCGAGAGAGGACGGCGAGTTCCTAGTTGTTGTTACCAAGACTTACAAAGTCAGAACCAACACAGCCGAGAACGCATACGCACTTATCCAAGAGAACGGCAACGACCCTGACGAACTTATGGAGTTCGTTGAGGGAACTCTAAACTCGTATGTAGTTGATACGGACGGCAAGCGTATCTATCCAACATTGGATAACTAATGAGAAGTTGGACTTGGACGGCTTGCTCTAAAAAGCTTCTTTGGATTAGCAGACGGATACACAGGCTCGCTTATTGGGTTGGCTCGCTATCCGATTTAGCAGACCGACACGCCAGACGGAAACGGATTTGACAGGCTCGCTTATCTGTGATAGTATGACGGATAGAACTTGATAACTCAATAAAGACTTGCTTGACAAACGCTGAACCATAGTTGGTGCGAGGGTAGGAGATAATGCTCATACCTTAATGTCCATAACGGCACTCGCAGAACCATAGTTGGTGCGTTGGGTTAGTGTAATGACGAACTCTCAATGTCAAGGAAACCGAGTGGATACTCGCTAAACTAGGTCTGTGGAGATAGAAGCACTTGTCCGTCAAGGACATAATCTAATTAGCTTAATGAGAAGCAGACCAAATTAAAAGACAGAGCAAAATGCGAAATACAGTTCCCAAGTGGAAGTAGCAGGGGTGGAGTTAACGCCACCAGAGCAATACTGCGAAAACACCAGCGAACTAAGTAGCACTCTGTCTTTTCTTTTACCCTCTGGACTTGTATTCATTTTTTCACAGCGAAGGTGAAGGACACTTTGGATTAGTAATGAAAAGTTCTGAAATGAGTTGCGAAATGTCATAGGCGTATGCTAGGCTGTCCCCTATGGACAATGAAAAACAAGTATGCGAGATGTGTGGCTTTGCTATGTCAGATACAGGCGAGGGTGCTTTTGAGTTGGAGTGTCGCTGTGCTGAACAGCAAGCACCAGAGTTTTATGTGTATGAGGCTGGCATAGAACAAATCTGGGCTAAACCAACTGAAACCAACTTCTATGTAATGCGTAATGGTGAAATGAGATACCACCTCTACACAGACGAGAACCACGAGTATTACGAAGTAGTCAAATACACCAGCGACTTCTTTGAACTTGGTGTCAAGACAGACAAAGACTTAGAGAAACTTCTGGACACGAACAGGTTAGAGAGCCTGAATAATCCTTGGTTTGAGATTTTCCACGACCAAGACGAGATGTGGGAGTATGGTGATGTGTTCTTTGAGTTGGACACAGCCATAGCAAAAGCGATAGAGTTAGGTAAAGAGAAAGGCTTTATGGTATGAAACTAAGAACAGCATTGGGCGACACGCTAAAAGAGTTACGCTTAGAGAAACACAGAACGCTTAGGGACATTTCTGGGCAAGCAGGAGTAGCACTTGGCTACCTATCTGAAATAGAACGAGGTAGAAAAGAAGCTTCGTCAGAAATCCTTGAAGCACTATCTATTGCTCTGGGTATCAGCCTGCCTGAAATCCTAATCCTCACAGCGTTTAATATGGGCGGGACTTTTCCAGACACGCCAGAGGGAATACTTGACAACTATCTTGACACTATGGTAGTATCAAAGTAGCAACAAACAACTAACAGAAAAGGACAAAATGATTACAAAGACATACACAGAACGCATTGGTTATTGTGCCGTTGATAGTGGAACAATCCTAATCACCGACCCTAGTTATGTTTCCGATTTCGTGGATAACAAAATGGGTGAGGCTGGCGTGGGACACTATTCTTGGGCTGGTGCTTGTGCTACAACTCTCACGGACGAGGGGGCAGGGCAACTTGGGTTTATTAGAACTGGTGGCGAGGGTGCTGGTATTGTAGCCAGAACTGGTTACGGGGACGGGTTCTATCCCGTCTATGCTCACTATGTAGAGGACGACAACTGGGGCAAGCGTGTTGCTCGCCTAGAAATCATTTTCATTGACGAGGACGAGGTTAACTAATGGAACACAACTTCTACGCAGACGAAAACGAAACGGGCTGGATACCAGATGTCAAGATGACTAAGGTTGAGGGCGACAGAACCGAACGGAGAGTTTGGTTTCTCTGGCAAGGCAAGCCTCAATGGTTAGAAATGTCCACGCAGTATGACGGGTTCTGGTTAGTCAGCGACACCAAATACACCGAGGACTTTGAGGAGTGGCTTGACGAGAACCTTGACGGGTATGACAGCCTAGAAAGTATGTTCTCAACGGGCTTGCTTGATGTAATCCCTGACACTTACTCGGTTGAGTTTGAGGTGGGCGAGTAATGGACGACTTTACAGTTTGGCAAAAAGCGACAGTTTGGTATAAGACAAAGGTAACGGCTGATAGTCCAGAGCAAGCCGTTAAGCTTTCGCAAGATGACGCAGAGAATACGGGCTGGGACATTGACTTAGAAACAGCAGTAATGTCTGACGAGTTTGAGGTCTATGATGAAAACGGCTCGCTAATGGAACTTGACAATACAGACGGCTTGGTGTAGAGTATGGGTATGAATAAAAACCAAACGGAAACAGGCGAGTATGTAGATGTCCTAATAACTTGGGACGGCGAGCAAACCGATACAGACGAAGTAACAGTTGTAATCGGGGACGGCTCGGTAGTGTATGACGATAACTACCCCTTTGACGCAAGAGTGTATTTCTACTTTGATAACCGAGAGCAGTTTGAGTTAGCAAAGACGGGAATAGTAGAGGACATAAACTTCCAAATCATAAAGGTTTTGGACGAGAAAGAAACGGAGTAAAAGTGCCAAAGACAAAAAAGATAGACACTTGGGAGTGGTTCGTAGAACGCTACCAAGAACTCGGATACAAATCACTAAATCAGTTTGCTATCAAGCAGGGCTTCCAGAAGTCCAGCCTTAGCAGATACTTCCACAAGCAAAGACAAATGCCAGCAGATACTCTGGTTGCTGTTTGCCTTGCTCTCAAAGTCAAGCCAGAGGAACTTCTGGTTGCTCTGAACGAGTGGAAACGCTAGACCAATCTCGCAGAAAGAGATAACACCTGAGCAAGTGTTCTAAACTGCTCGCTACTTTTTTAAGCTTTTAATCTGTATTCATTTTTTCACCCACGACACGCTATTTCCCAAATGGATTTGACTTTGGAAATACTTAATGCTAAGTTTGACTTATGGCAAACACCACGACAGCAGGAAAGACTGCCTCAACATCAAGAGTAGTGATGACACCAACCACAGAGCCAGAGGTTCGCCTCTCGGCAAAGGGTCAAAAGGCAGTTCGGGAACTCCGAGATGCTCACAACTTGGAAAAGCAAGTTGCCGAAGTAGTAAAGGCTAGTCGTGAGATTATCCTTGACGAACTTGGCGACGAGCAGACCAAGTTTGGAACTAACGCAAAGGGACAGCGTTTAGTGAAAATCCACCTTGTCCAACCAAAAACCCCAACTCGCTACAACACAGCAGAACTCGTAGCGTTCCTTGCTAAGACACAGCCAGAAGTTTTGGCTATGTTTAGAGCAGAGGACGCAACTGCCACAGTTAGAGTTCTCACGCTGAACTAGCGTTGGTCAAAGAAAGCCAGCCAACTTTTCATTAAGGTTGGTTGGTTTTCTTTTTAAGCTTTTAAATCTGTATTCATTTTTTCACACGCAACACGCCTGTTCCTAAATGGATTTGCTTTACAGGGCTGGTTCTGGTAGAGTGAGGTTATGAACGAAGATGAACTGATTGAGAAACTGAAAACGCTTAGGGCAATGTTAAGCGACACACTTCTAGTAAGGGCTGGATTACAGGCACGAATAGAGGGCATTGAGACAGAACTAAAAGAGACAGGGCTGACACCTGACAGGGTTGGCAGTATGCTCACAGAGTTCGTTGAGATGAACGCACGACTAACTCTGGTTGGGTTGGAAATGAAAAGGATTTCTGATTGGTCAATCGCCAATCTGCCTAGTCAGTTCCACTTGACACTAGACGATTAGTTTGATACAATGAACACGACAACAACAAGAGCCAGAAAGGGCTGAAGCAAATGGGATTAGACCAATACCTATACGCAAGGAAATACATTAGTGGTAGCGACTACAAAAAAGTAGGTGGCGAACTAGTGAGAATACAGAACCAAGAATACGAAAACATAATCTCGCAGTTGGGATTAACTTCGTCTGATGTTGATGACGAGTATCCAAGTGTGGAGTTGAGTGTCAAAGTTGGTTATTGGCGTAAAGACAACCAGATACACAAGTGGTTTGTTGATAATGTCCAAGAGGGCGAGGACGATTGTAAGGCTTACTATGTATCGCCTGACAAACTCACAGACCTACATAACCTTTGTAAAGAGGTTTTATGGGAACACGACAAAGCAGAGAAACTTCTACCAAGACACTCTGGGTTTTTCTTTGGTGATGTTGAGTATGACGAGTGGTATTTTAAAGGCTTAGAGAAAACAGTTGAGATACTAGAACGCCTACTCGGTAATCCAAAGTTCTTGGGCTGGGACTTCTACTACGATAGTTCTTGGTAGAACCTAGCACCACAAAAGACCAGCCACCTAACCTTACCCCTTTCGGTTAGGTGGTTTCTTTTTAAGCTTTTAAAGTGTATTCATTTTTTCACACGACAAAATCTTCTGGGCGTGTGAGTTTGACTTTTCATTAGCGTTGGTGTAAAGTGGAACTATAAACACAGAACGAAACCAAAGTAGTTCTGAAAGGGACAAATGAAAGAACAAGCAACAACAATTACAGGTCTGGTAGCAACAACACCACGACACATAGTAACGCAAGACGGCTTGCCGATTACATCTTTTCGCCTAGCGAGTTCTGTAAAACGCTGGGACAACGGCAAGGGTGAGTGGGTTGATGGCGAAACAAATTGGTTCACCATTACGGCTTTTAAGCAGTTGGCAATCAACACGGCAACAAGTATCAGCAAGGGCGACCGAGTAGTTGTATCGGGTAGTCTGCGTGTGCGTGATTGGGACAATGGCGAACGGGCTGGCACTTCGGTAGAACTTGAAGCCGATACACTCGGACACGATTTATCGTGGGGTCAAAGCACCTTTACCCGAACTGTAATGGCGAAAGACGCAGAGTAGAACGGAACGGCTTGGGGGTAGGCGAGCATAACGGCTCGCCTATTCCTTTGCTAACGGCTCGCTTATGGCGAGCCTAACGGCTCGCTTAGGGCTTGACAACGGCAAGCCTATCTGGTATGCTGGAACTAACAACAATGTCTTAGAGAGGACACAAATGACAACGGACACACTAACAGAACTAAACGCTATGACGGAACGCAACGGACAACCTACTATCGCACTTTACAATCAGAACGAACGCTTGGTTGGAGTGGTTAACGGGTGGAGAGTTGCTGACGGAGTTATGAAACTAGACGAGAGCATTAGACGAGCAGTAGCAACTGACGAACTGACTATGCCTGAACTAGTGGAAATAGACCAGCAGATTTCCAGACTTCGCAAAATGCGTGGAACGCTTTAAACCAGAGCCGAACTTTTGTTCGGCTTTTTGGTTTGGCAGGTTTGTATTCATTTTTTCACTTGGAAAACTTCTCTGCGTGGGAACTTGATTATGTCAGTGGTATCTGCTAAGATTGAACTATGAGCAAAGGTGGTGAGGAAATGGAAACTAAAACAAAGGTTAACTGCTTAACTTGTGGCGAAGTAGTAGCAGTAGCAACCATAATTGTAAATGGGCAATACTCAACTTGGGAAGAGCCTGTTTGTAAGAAGTGCTTGCTTGCGTCTATAAACGACAACCCTGAAAGTCTGTTTGTTGCTGACGCAACTGACGACTAGCAGAGACTAGGTGTTGCCTAATAAACCAATACGAGAGATTGGATTAGGTGGCACTTTTTTATTTGCCGATTTTTTTAGTATTCATTTTTTCACCTGTGAAAATAGTAGCGTGGCAAGTTTGTATTAACTTTGGATTAGTGGTAAGTTAGTGATGTTGCCAAATGGTTTGGCACGAAAGGGACAAATGGAAAAACCAGAAATGTATTTTAACGACCTGCTAAGTAGCCACGCTGGACACAAACTAGAAGTGGTGGAATACTGCTGTGGTTTCTGTGGGGCGACAACTGACTACCTGCTTAGATGTATTCAGGAACAAATAGACGACACCTGCTATGACGACCCTGCTGGAATTGCTAGGCAGTTGGTATCACCTGAACACGAGTGCGAAAGAGTTTTAACAAAGTTAAAAGAAAATCTAAGTTCTGGGGAATAATTCTTAGGCTTGCTTGGTTACATTAAGTATGAACAAACAAACAAACGCCACACGAAAGGGCAGACAAATCAACACCAACGACAACACCAACGAAAACGACAACTTGCTAAACCCGAAGTTTGGGCTGAACACAGATACGCCAGACATCAAGGGTTTCTTAGAGTGGTTATTCAATCCCGAAGTTGATGAAGCTTTGGAAAAGTTTATCGCTGAACACGAAAACGACTAGCAACACGAACACCATTAGGCAGGGGCAACCCTGTCTTTTGGTTTGCCGAAACCTGTATTCATTTTTTCACACGACACACACGGGCAGGCGTGATGATTTGCTTTCAGGGCTGGTCTGTGGTAAAGTTATCTTGTTGTCGGGAAAGGCTCGGCACGAAAGGGAAACAATGGGAAACAGAGTAATAATTCAGGTTCAGAGTGAGAGATTTCTCACACCGATTAACATTTACGGGCATTGGGCAGGCGACCAAGCCTTACCTGCTGTCCGTAATGTGCTGGCACGGACAGGCAGGATAGGCGACCCGTCTTATTTGACGGCTCAACTGTTCTACGAGTTCGCACGGCTCGGCGAGTATGACGGCGAGTTATCTTTCGGGATAGACGCTTTCGGCTCGGACTTAGGGGACACAAACGACAACGACAACATCTATGTTAATGCTGACGACGGCTCGTATTGGGTCGGTAACGGCGAGCCGATAACGGAGTTCGCTGACGGCTCGGCAAGCAAAGTCTAACGGCTTGCGATTAGGGTTAACCCCCTTTCCCCTAATCGCAACGGGCGTGCCTATTCCGCCCTGACGGGTAGCAACCTTATCCCCTTTCGGTTGTTACCCGTTCTCTTTGACGGCTTGCTCTGTATTCATTTTTTCACCCGTAGAGTGTCGGTGCTTGCTTTTGTCGGTGCTTGCTGGTAGAGTTACCTTATGAACGAAAACACAAAGCAGGAAGTCTGTCCAAGTTGCTCTGAAGCAGTTACAGAGAGCAACCCTCTTATTGACGCTGAACGCTATTCAGTAAGCGATAAGACGGGTTATTGCCTAAGTTGCTATGACCCGACCCCGTATTATCCACAAATAGATTAATCAAGTCCCCTGCCTAATCAGCAGGGGATTTTTTTGCTGGTGGAAGTTGTATTCATTTTTTCACAAAGAAACGCTGGTTGAGGTCTTGATTTGCTATCTGGCTAAAAACTGGTAGAATTGTCTTATCAGTTGGAAATGCCAATTGGGAAAAGGGATAAAGTGCCAAACTACGAAGTGAAGATACAAGTTAACTATTCGGGAATTATTGTTGCGAATAGTGAAGCAGAAGCAGAAGAAAAGGCGTGGTCAGCGTATTATGGCGAAGATGCCGTTTTGGAATACGAAAGCGTTGAGAGCATAGAAGTAGAAGAAGAAGAAGAAGTAGAAGAAGAAGAAGAAGAAGAATAGGCGACACGACTTAAAATAATTCCCGTAGAAATACGGGAATTATTTTTAAGCTTTTAATTCGTATTCATTTTTTCACACCATACACGACACGACTAGGCTTAGTTTGAGTTTTAGTGTGAAGTGTGATACCATTGAGATACAACAAGCGAGAAAACTAAGTATCGCTGAAAAGGGAAAAATGACAAAAGAGATTATGAAATGGACACTCACTAGTAGTTGCGTGTGTGTCAATGAAAACGACGAACCAAGCGAAGAGTGTTACGACTGCTATCCAGACGAACTTGCTATCTTCACTAGTGAGATGTTAGTGCCTTACCTTGCCGTTAAGGGCTGGGAAATGGACACGCCTATCAAGGTTACCAACTCACGACTAGGCTGGCGTGGATTGAGTGGATACGCTTACACGACACCTGAAAAGTTGATAGACACGCTAGTTTTTGATGGCGACTGGACTTTACGCTTTGAGTTTGATGGACACGAACTAACTGCCGTCAGGTCATCTCACGACGAACCAATGGGGACAGGTAAGTTTGAGTTTGAGTTGAGCGACGAATACCAAGATGACTGAACCAATCACGCTAACAGGTGAGCAACTAGATACCCTAGTTGCTCGCTTGCTTAGTCAAGGTGAAGTCTATGACACCGAACCCGTAGAAGTCTGGTAACAGATTTTTTACGGCAGTCAGGGTGTATTCATTTTTTCACACCAAACACGCTGGGAATAAATGAGTTTGACTTAAGGTTCTATTAATGAGATACTTAACTTATGGAAAGGGAAACTATGAACAACTACGAGAAGTCATACAGCAACGAGCCGTTTTTAAATGGTCAGTTGGACATACCTATTTGGAGTGAAGTCCTGCCTAACCTTTGGCTAGGTGGCACGGCAGACAACGACAGAGTTGGTGATAAGCATTGCGAGTTTGATAGACGGGACATCTCTATCAAGATACGACACTTTGATAGTGTCTATACCTTTTATGCTCACGCCAATCCTGCCGATTGGCTAGTTAAAGAGTTCAGGTTCGGTTACTTTGATAGTGGCGAAACTGATTTTGACTTGGAAGCTTTTAAGCGTATTGCTCTAATGGCTCACGCTGATTGGAAACGGGGCGAGAGAGTTCTCTTGCGTTGCCAAGCAGGTCTAAACAGGTCTAGCCTAATCTTTACCCTAGTGCTAATGATTGACGGCTATACGGCACAAGACGCCATTGACTTAATGCGAGCCAAGCGACACGACAAGGTTCTATTCAATCCACACTTCGTAGAGTGGTTGCTGGCACAAGACTTAGAGTTCTGGCGAGCATAAACTCACGCTGAATAATCCCCCTGAAACTAGGGGGGTTATTTTTAATCTCACGATTTAGTATTCATTTTTTCACAGGGAATACGGCTTGGCGTGTTAGATTTTGTAATGTCGCTGGTTGCTGGTAAGATACAAGTATCAAGCAAATCGCTTGGTATCTAAAAAGGAAAAGGGTTATGAAAAAACTTATTGTTCGCTTAGGTCTTGCTGTATCAGTAATGGGTTCAGCAGTTCTGGCTAGTGAGATTGCTCATAGATTAATGGTTGAGTATTCATACTCATACGCTAACAACACGCTAGTTGCCTATGGTCGCTGGGAAACTGCTACTTGGGTATTGGCAGGTCTGGGAGTTGCTCTAACTATCTGGGCATTGGTAACTACACGAAAAGACTAAACACGATTGAAATAATCCCCCTAGCAATAGGGGGGTTATTTTTTTAAGCTTTGTAGCGTATTCATTTTTTCACAGATTTTTGGCTTGGCGTGGCGTGATTTGACTTTACAGGGGAGATAGTGGTAAGATACTAGTATCTAGTTCAGGTGATTAGATAGCACCACCAAACAGCACCATCAAAGTCCAAAGGGGACAAAAAATCAAAACTACAATCAGCACCACCACTAGCACCAGCACCATAACTGAAACACTTATCAAAGTGTCTAAGCCGATGGTTGATACCCTAGACCATTTGTCTAAGGTTAGAAGCCAGATTGCCGACCTTGAGAAGTTGGCAGACACCCTTAAGGCACAGGTTCTAGCCGAAGTTGGCACGACACCTGCGACCCTTATCCACCGAAACATTAAGGTTGCCAAGATTAGTGAAGTAATCACTCCACGACCAGACCTTAAGGTTCTCAAGTCTGCCTATCCTGAAGTTTGGGAAGCAGTGAAATACGATAGTCCAGCAATCAGGATTAACGTAATCCACACCACAATCTAAATCAGGTTGCCGAAGTCCCCCCTGCGAAATCAGGGGGGAACTTTGGATTAAGGGGGGAAAGGGTTGTATTCATTTTTTCACAGAAACACACCGAACTTTACCCTAATTTGTATTCCAGATAGTATTTTGGTATTATTGGAGTAGTTGGAAAGTCCAACAGAAAAGGGAAGTATGAAAGTAAAAATTGATTGGGGCGTTGTAGAAGACAGCCTAGACACCGCTAAGGGTATTGCGTTTGATACCTGCCACAAAATCTATGTTCTTATGGACACCGAGCAAGTTGCTCTAATGCGTAAATACGAATACGAAGAGATTAGGACAACAGAAGACCAGACACCAGCAGAGATGTTGGAAACGCTGAAAGATTGGTTCTCTAAGTCTTGCTCGCTTAAGTTTATTCAGGGCGTAGAAACTAATCACGAAGACCCGAACGCAGGATTTACAGACCTTATTCCACAATTCGCAACAGACGAAGACGAGTGCGAAGAGTGTTACGAGTTTGGTTGTAATGGCGAGTGTGAAGACGAAGACGAAGACGAAGACGAAGACGAAGACGAAGATTAAAAGCTTCGCCACAAAAGTCCCCGTAGAGATACGGGGATTTTTTGTAACAGATTCGGTTGGATTTGTATTCATTTTTTCACAGACAACACACGGGAATTGCGAGATGTTGCGTAATGTCTGCTCTATGGTGTAAAGTGGAAGTAGTTAGAAAGTCTAACTGAAAGGGAAGTATGGAAACTCAAACTGAAACACCAAGTTCTATCTTTGAGATAGACAGCAACACAAGGGCAGTTGCGTATCACACAGGGCAGTATAGTTCTACTGATGAATACGCTAGTGAGTTAGGCGTTAACCTAGACACAATTCAATCTGCTAGAGGTATGGCACACTTTGGCACAGACACCGAACTCTCTAATGGTATCCAATCCATAGTTGGCGACAGCGTCTATCAAGGCGACTTTGCTAACACCAAGAAACAAATTGGCAAATACCTAGACAGCAAGGGCGTTCCACACCTATTCTATGAACTCAAGGGCTATTCACAGGGCGAGTGGAATGAAGTTGTTGTCTATGGCAAGGGTCTTAGCAAGGGCGACTTAGAGAGCCTTATCAAGAGCATAGACACTTACTACAAGGGCGAAGTCTATTTAGTCCACATTGAGCAAGCAAAAGTCTATACGGCAGATGACGGCTCAACGCTTACAGAGTGGATACAAGATGAAGATTACGCTTACACCGAAGTTGTCCAAGAGTTCTTTGAGTTGGACAAGGATTATGTCCTGAATAACTTTGGATTGTAATCTCCCGAACTCTCCCCTTGCCGAAGTTGATAGGGGGAAAGTTTTTACCGAAGTTTTGTGTATTCATTTTTTCACCCCGAAACACCGAAGCTCCCCCTTAATTTGACTTTGTCGGTGGCAAGGTGTAGGATTACTATGTAATCAAGAAAGGCAAGTCGCCTAGATTACAGAAAGGGGTTTCCAATTGGAAACTACAGAGAAGAAAAAAGTCTGGGAACTAGTCCTAACTGGCGAGTTCGCAGAAGGTTACACTTACACGGGCTCAGCAGAGAACGATTACACGATTGCTATTTCTATGACTGGATTTACTTTTCTAGGGCTAATCAAACTAGAACGCCTAGTAGAAGAAGAGATTGCTAGAACTGCCGAGAACACCACAATTGCTCTACACCAAGAACACATTAACGAACTTACCAAAGTTCTAGAAGCAATCCAAAGGGCTAGAAAGTCCTAATCTCACCGAGAGTTCCCGCCCGAAAGGGCGGGGATTTCTTGGCAAGTTAGAGAGTATTCATTTTTTCACACCCTAACACCGCTGTCGTGTATGTTTTGCGAAATGTCGGGGGGTTGATGTATAATTAAGACATAACAAGAAAGGGGTGTCCAAAGTGGATACTAAGAAAGTGGAAACACTTGCTAATCACCTGATTACCAAGTTAAACCTAGAACAAAGAACAACACGGGAACAACTGCTATTTGTTGATAATCAAGTTGGTCGCCACATTGAGCAAGCGTTTAAAGAAACTCAAAAAGAGTATGAAACATCTACGCCAGTTGGCGAGATTGTAGTTACCAAACTTAAGCAAGAAGCCGAATTTAAGTTGGCAGTTTATTTGCGAGTGTGGTCAGAGATTACCGCCAAACTGCTAACGCTGTAAGCGGTTTCACGAAGTCCCCCTTAATGAAAAGTTAGGGGGGATTTTTGTTAGAAGATTTTGTGTATTCATTTTTTCACATAGAAACACGGGAAGCTGTGCCGATTTGACTATTTCTGGAAGTATGTGGTAAACTACTATTAGTAGTTGGAAACGCCAATTACAAATTTCCGAAAGGGGAAATTATGTCCTACTTCATCTTTCGCCAGAACAATTCTGGTGGATACTTCACTGGTCCATCTCTTTACTTTGTAGCAACTGCTGATGATGCTGATACAGCAAACAACATTGCTGTTGCTAATGGTCTTTACTTTGATGGCAATGGCGACTGCGACTGCTGTGGTTATAGATGGACACCAGTTACTTCTGCTGAAGCAACTGACACTTTGCCGACTATTACTGAACACGACAAGAAGTTCTCTCTTGCTGATGATGTAACTGCCATCATAATTGTTTAGGGTTAGGTCAAGATTATTCCCCGTAGAAATGCGGGGAGTTTTCTTTATCAAGTTTTAGCGTATTCATTTTTTCACAGCTAACACGGGAACTAGTAGGCGATTTGGAAATGTCCTGCCCCTGTGCTAAACTCCAAGTAGAGAACTTCTAAAGGGGAAGTTCCAAACTGAAAGGGGTTCGGCTAATGTCCGAACAAAAAAACCTAGTAACACTCTATCTCGCCAAACATACTGACGAGAGTTGGCATACATACTGCCGAGAGTGTGCCACCAAGTTTGGTGAAGAGCACCAGTTAGCGTGGAACACTTATCCATTTATGCCAGACACTATGGAAACTCCTGCTGGAGTTACACGCCCTGAAGATGAAGAGTATGAGCCTTTGGTCTATGCTCCTGATTGCTACGAGAGTGATACTCCTGCCAGTTGCGAAGATTGTAACTTGTATCTTGAGTGCGACCTGACCAAAGACGGCGTGGAGTATCTGCTGGACGAGTTTAACGAGTTCCCGAAAGATGTTATCGCCCTGTATCTCGGGGACGACTAACCCCTAGTTGCCGCAAACATTAGCCCCCCGTTGATACGGGGGGTTATTTGTTTAAGCCCCTGTAAGCCCCGTAGAGAGAGTTTTATTAGGGGGATTATGGTTCATCTTGTTTTAGACCCCTAAGCCTTCTACGAGCCTTACAGCCTCGATTTAGAGTATTACCCTTGCCTTGCCTCTGCCAGATACGAGATTGACCAGCACGACTGCTGTATTCATTTTTTCACCTCGGAACACGGGTTCGTGTTGGTATTTGACTTTTGTCACTAGGGGGTGCTAAAATCATAGTAGTTGGAAATGCCAACAAGAAACAACAAGAAAAAGGGTAAGTATGAAACAGGAAAATTTAATCCAGCTAGCAAAAGAACTAGTTGTGCTACACCAGAAAGGCATAGTCAATCTATACACTTGGGCTAATGGCAAAGAACTAGTTGAGTGGTTTTTGATTGGCGACTTGGACAAAGTGATGTTGGAAACAGTTGTCCTAGATGTCTAGTTTGTAAATCAAACTTAGAACTAATCCCCCGTTGAGAAATTGACGGGGGTTAGTTTTTGGTGATACGAGTTGTATTCATTTTTTCACAATGAGACACGGGTTAAATGAAATGTTGGCGTTTGTCGGAACTTTGTGCTAAACTACTAGTAGTTGGAAAATCCAACTGGAAAAGGGACAAAATGAAAACACGAACTATGAGCGAAAAAACTTGGGACGCTTTGGAAGATGGCGAGAGACGCCCTACTGACGTAGCCGTAAGGGTAAGGTTTCCTAATGGTGCTGTGCTGTTCGCCTACTCACCTGACGGCTATGGAGCGTTTTATTACGACACCCTTGCTGAACTTGAGACTAATCACGGCTAATACTTAAGTAAAAGTTAACCTGGTGGCTACGGCTTCCAGGTTAATTTTTTGCCCGAAAGTTTTAACCAGGGCGAAGTCGTATTCATTTTTTCACAGTTCCCCCTTGCCGACACGCCGTAACTTGACTTTGTCGGTGATAACTGCTAAACTACTCTTGTAGTTAAAACCAGACAAAAGTTTGGGGCTACGGGAAGTAAAGGGAAGTATGAACGGATTACAGGCAAGGGTTCTAGTCATTGGGCTAGAAATGGAAATTAAGTCAAACGGCAGAATGTCTATGACTAGAGAGCCAGCAATGAAGTCTCTAGGTCGCCTACTCCAGATTGACGCTTACGCTACATTTGGCAGGGGCGTCAAAGGTCGCCAAAAGGCTCTAGACTGGCTAAAGGAAATGATTGCCAAGGAAGAAGCTGGCGAAATGGAATACGAGCAAGAGTAAAAGTCTAGGGAAGTTCCTGTCCTGAAATACGGGCAGGAACTTTTCTTTTTTTTTTTTTTTTTTTTTTTTTTTTTTATGTATTCATTTTTTCACAGCTGACACGCCTAGTTTGTGGCGATTTGTGTTTCGGGGAAGTTTTTGGTAAGATTGTCTTGTTGGTGAAAAAGAAGTAATCAACTGAAAGGGCAGAGATGTCGGTTAAGTATCCAGAGATTAAGGTGAAGTTAGTCGGGACTGATGGCAACGCTTATGCGATTATGGGCAATGTCCAAAAAGCGTTAAAGCGTGCGGGAGTTTCGGCGGAAGAGATTTCACTCTATCTCAAAGAGAGTATGTCGGGCGATTACGATAACCTAATTGCTACGGCGTGTAAATGGGTCAGCGTATCCTAACTCGCTAAAAGTTCCACCGCACCAAGCGGTTAAGTTGGGTAAAGTTTGTATGTTTGATAAAAGGAGAAAACATACGGGTAGTAGATGGCATTAGAGATAAGCCCCCGTTCAGACGGGGGTTTATTTTTTGTTGAGTTATTTGTATTCATTTTTTCACACTACAACACGGGTCGTAATGGCGATTTGGATTTGTCGGGGTGGAGTGGTATGATTGACTTGTAGTCAAAGGGGCTACCAAATAGTAAAGGGAAATAAATGGCAAAGGTAAGAGGCGAAATAAACTGCGATGGTTGCTCAGGATACTTTGATGGCGACCTTGCGGACTTGCTTGCTAAGACAAATACTCACGGGCTAACTGACCCTGTTAAGGTTAGGGAACTAACTTACTTCTGGTTGTGTGCGGAGTGTGCGGTTCACTATCCTAACGGGGCTAAGGACTTCTTCGTGAAGGACTACTTTGAGATTGAAGAACCATACTGCGTGGACTGCGAGATTGAACCTGTATTGACTTGGGGAAACTCCTGCGGTTGCGAGTAGATAGAACTGAATAGAACTCTGGCTAAGCACCTAGGCAATACTTAGTCGGCGGAGTGGCGTATCGTGAAGTGCTACATCTCACCGCAAGTGAGTAGGAGCAACGCAAGTCGAGGTGAGTTCCGCAAGGAGCCTCGGCGAAGTTAGGTAAGTAGGATAGTCTGCTTACCTAACTTTTTAAGCTGGCAAGGTTGTATTCATTTTTTCACACTATACGGCTGGCTGGCGTGGTTGATTTGCGTTTGTCTGGGGTGTGTAGTAAGATGGTCTTATCAGGTAAAACGCTTGATACTGCTTAGGTCTAGCACTAGGTAAGCAGGGGAAATGGAGAGTGCTTTCCACCCCCCCCCCCCCGCCAAGCAGTTCCACAAATAGCAAAGGGACACAATGGAACTAAGCGACAAAGAAGCAAAGGCAATAAAGGCGATTTATAGCGATTACCACGCAGGAGCAACTGACGCAGAGGAAGCACTACACGCCTTAGAGCAACTAATCAATGGGGATAACGATTAATAACTAAATAGGTTTGGCAGGGTATCCCCCCCTTTCCCCTGCCAATACGAAGCACCTCACTTGTGATTATACCGAGTGGGGTGTTTCACTTTAACTTAGGGGCTGAGTATTCGGTGAAAAAATGAATACATACTGGCGTAGCTTAACACGGGTCGCTAGGGAGTTTAGTTTCCGGTGTGTTTGGATTTGACTTTGTATTAGTTAGGGGCTATACTGGTCATAGACCAGCCAAGGTGGCTGGCTGAAAGGGTATCAAATGTCAGTTCTCGCAAGCGATAAGCAGGTCGCATTTATCAACTCTCTACTAAGCGAGAGAGTATTCTCTGGCGAAGTAGATTTCGCTAACCTTACAAGCAAGGGGGCAAGTGATTTAATTGGTCAGTTGCTCAACGCACCTAAGCAGGTATCAACTCTCTCTGTCGGTATGTATCGCACCGCTGATGGCGAGATTTACAGGGTTCAGGCTAGTCGTGAAACTGGTCGCCTATACGCCAAGCACCTAGACCTTATCAACGGGTTTGAGTATGAAGCAGGGGCAATCTTTAAAATCACCGCTAGCGACAGAATGACTTTGGAACAGGCGAAGTTGTTTGGCGTGGAAACTGGGTTCTGTTGTGTATGCGGTATCTTGCTAACAGACCCTAAGTCTGTTCAGGCAGGTATCGGTCCTGTGTGTGCCAAGCGTGTCTAACGCTTAGTTAGTAAAGTCCCCCTTGATAAAAGTCAGGGGGGATTTTGCTAATCAAAAGTTACGGGAAAGATAATCGGGAACAGGCGAAGCTGGAAAGCGTATTCATTTTTTCACCTGCCGACACGGCAAAGTGTGGCGATTTGACTTATGTCGTAGTTGCGTGATAGGATTACTATTGTAATCAAACAGGCAAGGTGCCTGATTACAGAAAGGGTGGTTGAGATGTCAAACATCAAGATTACTTGGGTATCAAAGGGTTACTTGGGCAAGGACAGAGACGCACGAATTCTGGAACTAATCAACAAGGGCTACGAAGTAAAGGGCAACGCAACAGCAGAGTTGGAGTTTGATTTTCCAGAGGGCGACATCCTAATCTGTAACGCTATTTACGCAAACACCAACTCTTACACAGGTAAGTTTTGGGACGCACTACAATCAGTTATGCCAGCTGAACGACCACACACCGCTCTAAGTATGGGCGACAAGATTGCTATTGACGGCAGAGAGTATGTGTGTAGCGAGTTCGGTTGGAAACTCGTAGCCTAACAACAAACAACAAACAACAAACTACCAGCCGAAAGGTTGGTAGTTTTGTTTTAGGCTTTTACGGAGTATTCATTTTTTCACCTAAACGACACGATTTTGGTGGTAACTTGACTTAATTAGTTTTAGGGTGTATGATGTAGTTATAACTAAATAACTCCAAGCAACGCACCACCAAACGAAAGGGACACACAATGACCAAGACCACTTACGCTAGCGAACTAGGCAAGTGCTACGCCAAGGCAGAAGACGGTTTTTACCGCCTTTACAAAGTTGATGGCTACTGGACTATCTACCTAGTAAGCAAGGAACTTATCTGGGACGCAGACTACAACTTCACACAGGGAACTCGCCTAACAGCAACTTACGGCGGACTTATCTCTCACCCTGACGAGTTTCTATCTGGCGTTTATGAACTCCAATGCGAAGCGAGAGCGTTGGCTAGGGACATCTAGCAACCAAACAAGGCAACACCCGAAAGGGTGTTGTTTTGTTTTGTAGTTGGAGCGTATTCATTTTTTCACAACAGCACACAGCTTAACACGGGTTCTGGCGTGCCTATTGCTTTTTGTCGTAGGTGTGTGGTAGGCTACTAGTAGCCGAAAAGTTCGGCAGAAAAGGGACAAAATGAAACTACTAACCAAGGCACTTGCGGACAAGTTGCCAGCAATCTATTCACAAGAAAACAACAGCGACCCTGTCGTTCAGGTTCGTTTCTTCTCTATCGCTAGCAACTGGGAATGGTTGGCGTATGAGTTTGACGGAGAGGATTTATTCTTCGGGCTTGTTAAGGGCTTTGAGAATGAACTCGGCTACTTCTCACTAAGCGAGTTAGAAAGTGTAACAGCAATGGGCGGTAAGTTGCCGTTGATTGAGCGGGACAAGGGATTTAGACCAACTCCCCTAAGCCAACTCCGCTAAGGGATTACGCCAGCACCGCAAGCCGAAAGGTTTGCGGTGTTTGCGTTTCGGGGGGTTTGCGGTTGTATTCATTTTTTCACAGAGTATCACGCTTAGTGTTTTAGATTTGCTTATGTCGGGGGTATGTAGTAGACTTGCTTTAAGCAAGAAAAGTTCTTGCTGGAAAGGGACAGAGATGTCTTACGATGATTGGAAACTAGCGACACCTTGGGATGACGAAGTTGCTTTAACAGTTTCTTACGAGTGCGGTGAGTGCGAACACGAACACGATGGCGTTGACGCTGTTGGCTCAAGGGGTAGCGATGAAGTTATTGTTCACTGCGAAAACTGCGACGCTGAAAACTGCGTTAGCGTTTAGTCGCTAATACAAAGATAGTCCCCTGCGAGAGTAGGGGATTATTTTTTTTGCGTGAGAGTTTGCGGGTATTCATTTTTTCACAGCCTAGGGATTTTTTGGCGTGTCGTTTTGACTTGTCGGGGGTTAGGTGGTAAGATTACTATGTAATCAAAAGATTACGAAACACAAACAAGGGAGACAAAATGTTGTTAGCAGAAAAGTTTGCTCACGCACTAGAAGCAAAGTTTAACGCAAGTGAAGTTGGTAGTCAGTTTCCAACTCATTACACGCTAGAAGTTGAGCGCGGAGTGAAGTTTGACAGGATTACAATTTCACGGGACGGACACAAGTCAGTTCACGCTTTCGTTGAGAGAGCAACAGGGGCACTAATCAAGCCAGCAGGATACAAAGCACCAGCGAAACTTAAGTCAGGTTGGGCAACCAAATACAACCTAATCACCGAGTTTGAGAAAACTCTCGCTGTCGCTGATAAGTATGGTGGCTATCTTTACCAATAAGCCTTAATGAAAAGTTCCCCCGTAGAAAATACGGGGGGATTTTTTTATTCCCGTTTTTTTTTTTTTTTTTTTTTTTTTTTTTTTTTTTTTTTTTTTTTTTTGTTTTTT